ACGAATCTGTTATTGATTTACTAAAACAATCTCTTAATATACATTGGGAGCAAACAACAGCATTGACCGCTCAAGCGGTTCACTTAGATAGATGGGGCTATAAAAAATTAGCCAATATTATTAAAGAAGATTCTAAACAAGAGCAAGAACATGCTGCTGTTAATATTGCTAGACTAGAATTTTTTGATGTTGATTATCAACCACTAACAGTTAGTCCTCCATCTTGGAAACGTCATGATATGCTCGCTATGATCCAGTATAATTTAGACAGTGTTCGTCAAGCATCCGAAACAGAAAGAGCAACTATTGTTGCTGCTCGTGCTGTTGGAGATGAAATTACTGCAAATGTAATGATTCCTTTACTTCAAGGTAGTGAAGATGGAATAGCATTATATGAGAGCTATTTAAAACTAATCGAACAGATGGGTCTCGATAACTTCTTAACATTACAAGTATAATGTTCAAATCTCGTGCAGAAGAATTATTAGAACAGGTTCAGACGAATATCGAGTGTCCTCCAGCGACACAAGACATTAGTCTAAATTTAGCTAATAGAAAAATTTGTGTAGAAAAAGCTAACTATGGTCCTGCTAATCCAGAATTAGATAATCCAGAATTTTGGCAACAAAAAGCTGATTTATTTAAAACTACTATCGAAGAAGCTAAGACCATGAGATGCAAAAATTGTTCTGCTTTTGTAATTAAAAATAAAATGAGACAATGTATCGAAAAAGGAATAGCTTCTACATCTATTAAAGAAGAAGATATTGCTAAAAATATTGTTGATGAAGCAAATTTAGGCTATTGTGAATTATTTGATTTTAAATGCGCTGGAGATAGAACTTGCGATGCGTGGATTACTGGTGGTCCTTTAACAGATGAGGTATAACAATGGATCGTATACATGACATTCTTAATTCTGTGAACGAAACCCTCGCTGGTGCGGCTCAAAAAACCTATAGAGGGCAAAAGCGTAGTGAACTCAAAGATTCTGATTTTCTATTTCCAGAAACACGATCCTTTCCAATAGTTAGTCCTCAAGATATACCAGATGCTATTAGTAATTTTGGTAGGATGAAAGGAAAAATGAGTTACGATACTTTTCTTAAAAAACTTTATAATATGGCTAAAAGAAAAGGACCAGAATTTGTCGCAGCTTTACCGGAAGCAACAAAAGAAAAACTTGGAGTAAAAACAGGTAAGGCTTGTGAAATACCTGATATGATGGATGATTATGATTATGAAGATGAGGGGGAAGACTATAATGAAGAAGAAAACGATCCTATAGAAATGGAAATAGAAAAATTAGAAAAAGAAATCGAATTGGAAATGCTCAAACAAAAATTAATACAAATTAAAAAATCAAAAGGACAAGACTTCACACAAATTGAGACAATGGAAAAAGAACCAGTTGAACAAGAAATGATGGAATATAAAAATGATTTCTATGAAATGAGTTTAGGATCAATAAAAGCCATAGCAACACACGCACAGGCTATACTAAACGCTCTTGAAAATCCATCTGTTAGAGAAAACTTGACAGAACCATTCCTACAAGGTAGAATTGCCATAACCGAGGACTACATGAGAACAATTCATGATTATGTAATGTTTTCTGAGTCCGAAGCCGAAAATATGTCTAGTGACTCAGCAGACAAGAAAAAAAAGAAAATGCCACCATTTGCTCCGCCAATCCCTACTCAACAAGAATCACCACCACCATCCGGACCAACAGCGCCAGCAGTTCCAGCAAAGTCTGTGGATAAACTTGGACTTTGGGATAATATTAGAAAAAAAAGACAACGCATGGGTAAAAATTATCGACCAGCAAAACCTGGAGATAAAGACAGACCAGATTCAGATCAATGGAAAAAACTAAGTAAATAAAATTGTTTCTAGGACTTAACAAGAGGATTTTATATGATTTCAGAATTTGATACGCTAGAGAACTATACCAATATTGCTAAAAAGACTATTTCTAAATTTGCTTCTAAATTTTATCCTGGTTTATCTAAGGAAATGTTAAGCAATGATGAAACGGTAGCAGAGATAGCTGGAGCTATCATGATGGCTGATTGGAACTGGGATAAAAATAGAAAAGGCAAAAGTACCGGTTTGGGTAAGAGTGTGTACTCATATAGAAATCAATGCGCTATATGGGCGATTAAAACATATATTACATCAAAATTTAAAAAGAATAAAAAACAAGCTAAATATAACGATCACTATGCTATGCATTATATAGAAAATACAGCAGCAAACCCAGCAGACATTGTAGAAGAAGAAGAGTCTAGAGAAACTTTAACTAGTGATATGAAGAATTTATTGGATAATGCACCAATTTCTGAAAAACAACGACAGCAACTTATAATGTATTATTATGACAACAAAACATTAGCAGACATAGGCAGGGAATTTTCTGTCACTAGAGAAGCAGTAAGACAAAATATTCAGAAAGCCCTAAATACAATTAGAGAATCAATTAATCAATAATGAATAATAAAACCATAGTTATTGGTATATTATATACCGCTAGTATGACTAATGATAGTATTAATATTATTTCTAATAATAAAGATTCATTAATGTTTCCTCAAATAGATATTTCAACATTAAATCCTAAAAAACACAATATAAATTTAGATAGTATTTTAAAATTATTATTTGAAAAATCTATTAATCTAAATTTTGAGTGGTCACGACCAAAACTACTAAATATCGAATTATCATATGATGAAGAATCAAACACAGCGATTACAGCAATATATTATGGTATTTTTATACCAAATAATACTGCATTAGTAAATAGTTATTGGATAGATATAAAACCCTATGTTGCACATTATGATACATTAAGAAAATTAATATGTATGATTTGATAAAAAAACTGATATCGATTTTTATACAATCAAAAAATACATCAGAAATAAAATTATCAAATGATATTCAATCAACTGATATCACAATTAATATATCTGCAAATATAGAGACAGAACAAATATTTTGTAAAATTAATACAGATGTTGAGGATATAATATCTAATAGTTCTAGTATATCTAAATGCGAAAAAATAGCATATTTCTTATCACTAATTTGTGATAATAATAAATACTTAACAGATCTAATATATCATAATATTGAAGAACAAAAACAAATATCTAATCAACATTTATTATTCTATGATAATATAGTATTTTTTTTAAAACAGTATTTGTCTCTTAAAAAAACCATATCATCTTATACTAATGATCCATTAATTAGACCATCAAAAGCGTTTAAAACATATGTTATGGAAGAAAAAATATGAATTATATTGTATGGGAAAAATGGAGAGATCCATTCCTAGGATATGATGAAAATGAAATAGATATTGATAGTGATGTAAATAATTTTTTTGATGAAGAAGAGGACGATAATATATCTGAAAATAAACAATCTCTAAATAAATTACAACAACCAGGTAAACAGATAAGAGTCATAGCTACTCCTATGGGTTTAATTCCTTATAATGAATATACAGCGAGTAGTAAAATATTTAATTTTTGGATTGGTCACACAAATTTTAACTTGTCAAAAAAAATAGCAAATATAATTGAAAAAACAGATGGCGTAGAAACATTAGATATTTTTACCAGATACAGATTTAGAATCGGAATAGGTAAGGTATTTGAAGACAGAGATGTAATGAAAAACATAGAGAATAATGTCAAACAACATGAACAAACACAACAATACTGAAGAAAAAAATTATGCAGAATATCGATTAAATAACTTACATAACTATAATATAGATGCTGATAATAGAGAAATATATTTACATTCATATTTTTGTGATAGCGATGATGAACCGGGAGTAGATTATAGATCTGCTGTAATCTTTGAAAAGAATCTTAGATACTTAAATTCTTTGTCATTAGAACCAATTCTTATTCATATGCACATGCCAGGAGGAGACTGGCAGGACTGTTTGGGGATATACGATACTCTGAAACATTCCAAAGCAAGAACTATAATTTTAGCATATTCAAAAGTTGAATCTAGTAGCACTGTTCTGCTGCAAGGAGCTAGTCTCAGAGTATTGATGCCAAATGTAAATTTTTTAGTTCATTATGGCTCTATTAGCGTGGACAACGAGCATAAAGCGGCTTTAAGTATGATTCAATGGAGTGAAAAAGAGAGCGAGAAGATGATAGATATATTTACGGATAGGTGTATGAATAGTAAGATATGTAGAGACAAAAATTGGAAACGATTAATGGCTCGTAAACATATAGTAACACAATTGGCAACAAAAAGAGATTGGATTCTAACTGCCGACGAAGCGGTAGAATATGGTTTTGCTGACGGAGTATTGGGTACAAAAAAATTTCCTAATATAGACTATCTCAAAACTTATGCAAAAAAAATATAATGAAATATATAGAATATGCTCATTATGACATTGCTAGTAATGAAACAGAAGTAAAAAATCTAATCACAGAAGCTATAAACTTTAGACCAAATTCAATATCTATTTTACCGACATCAGTTAAACTAGCTAAATCTTTATTACCATTATCTATAAAGTTGGCTGCTGTTATAGATTATCCCTTGGGCGTAATGGACCAAAAGTCTAGATTAATATCTGTTGAGAATTGTATTAGATCAGGATGCGATATTATTGAAATAGTTAGTCCTTCGTATTTTTTATGTAACAGAAAATATGATAAATTTAGAGAAGATATTACTAAGGTCAAAGAATTGTGTGATTCACAAGGAATTGAAATAAGATACATTCTGGAATATAGAGTATTCACCCTAGAATTAATGTATAAAGCCGCACAAATTTTGATAGGACATGATATTAAAACTATATATCCCTCTACAGGATATTTATTAGATAATTTATCTGATAATATACTAGCTTGCGGTTTAATTAGCAAAAAGGTAGATAAAATACAGCTTATTTCTAATGGTAACGTATGGAACGATTCTCATATTGATCTAATACAAAAAACATCTAGCGTTTTTGGTATAAAATGTCACACTATTAATAGTCTTAAAAAAATGGCTAACATTTGTGGTCAAAAATTAAACTAGTAATTTTGTTGTGTTATAATAAATTTGGGGTATAGATAATTTAGTCTATCACAAACCATATGGAGATAATAAAATGCCCCTAACTCAAGTATATGCTGCTAAAGTTAATGGAACAAACTATGATTCGGTTCCTCCAAATGCTAAAGGTAGTGGCGCTGGTGGTAATGGTGGCGCAGCCGCAAAAATAGGAACATCAAGTACAAAATTAGATAATGTTGGAGTATCTCGTTATAATAAAGAAGTATTTGCATCACGAGTATTAGACAACAGCGTTGCGGACAAAGCTCTAAGCGCTGGAACATTTGCTTATAATAATAGTTCTCCGATAGCTCCAAAAGTAACAACATCTATTGCTGGTGTTAGCAATACTTTTCTTCGTAGTGCTGCTGATAAGCCAGGAATAGCAAGAAGTATTCATCGTCAAGAAAAAGTTAGAACAACAAGAACCACAACTGCTATTCGTGCTGGTTACTGGAATATCTATAGCGGTACATGGACAACAAATCCAACAACTGCTGTTGATGCTTTCTGGGATAATGCTGGTAATACAACATCAGCAACATCTACAGATCAAGCAGCAAGTCCAACTCGCGCTGTTCCTGGCGAACTTGTTTACAGGACAGGCAAGAAGGCTCCAGTCCTAGATGATTATAAGAGCAAAACAGGCTGATAATTTAATTTACAATTTGACACATAATAAGCCAATGATACTATGATGTGTCGTTGGCTTATTTCATAATAAGGGTTATAATATGTCAGAATCAATTGTTCATTTTTGGGAAAGCATAGCCACAACCTGTATTGGAATTATTATAACTCTTATAGGTTTTTGGTTTGCTATTGGTAAAAATATGGCGACTAAAGCAGAAGTTGCGGAAATGGTAGAGAGCAAAAGTCCATATTTACAAGATAGACAATTTATTATGGAACGACTAAATAGTAATAAAGAGATTCAATCTGCTTTTGCTAATGCTTTACAAAGAAACACAGAGGTACTAAACGAACTCAAAGTCCAAATAGCAACTCTTGGAAAAACATTGGAAGCTTTGGAGGAAAGAATAGAAAGAACCTAATATATTATGCCATTCAATATAAAATTTAAAAGAGGAACAGCATCAGAGTGGAATAATTCTGCTTTTCCGTCTGGTGCTGTGTTATCGTTAGGAGAACCGGGATTCGAAAAGGATACTGGCAAATTAAAAATAGGGAATGGAACTACTCCTTGGGCATTATTGCCGTATGTTGGTGCTGATGATGAAGTTATCAGAGATTTAGTTGCAGCATTTGTGCAGCAAGGAAGCGGCATTGGTATTGCTCATGACGATAATACTAATACTTTAACAATAAATGTTAGTGGATTGGATAGTTCTTATATTTCTGATTTTAATGAGGCTGTAGATGATAGAGTAGGTAGCGGATTGTTTGTTGGTGGAACTGGAATACTTTTATCATACAACGATATCTCTAATTCTTTTGTTGTTTCGACCACAGGATTAAGTCTTGTTGGACATTCTCATGTTGTTAGCGATATTACAGATTTTGCTAGTGGTGTGAGTGGATTATTACCAGTTAAAAATATATTAGGATCTGGCTATATTATTACTAGTAATAATTCTGGAACTTATAACATAGGCGTAACAGGATTACAACCAAGTGGAAACTATAGCGTTGTTGGTCATACTCACACAACATCAGATATAACAAATTTTAACAGCAGTGTTAGCGGATTATTCCCAACCATATCTAATAGTGGAGACAATAGAATACTCACCAGTACTGGTTCAGTCAATGGTATTAATGGTGAGAGTAATTTAACTTTTAATGGATCTTTATTGAATATTACTGGTAGCGGAGTATTTACCGAAAGTATTACTGGCGCATCTCTTAATATAGATAATCTAAAAATAGATGGCAATACTATTAGTAGCATAAGCGGCAATGTAACAATATCTCCAAGCGGTACTGGAGATGTTTATATTGATGCTGATACATTAAGGGTAGGAGATAGTAATTCATCAGCAAATATAACAACAAACGGCACGGGTGGTTTAACTGTAAATGTTAATGGAGGAACAAATAGCGGAGCATTAATCATTCAGTATGGTCCGAATGCGGACGTTATTTTAGCAGCAAATAATGCTGGAGCAATTAGGTCTGTAAATGCTGGAAACGCAAGAGGATTGTATTCAACTGACTGGCAAAGAAATTTCAATACTGCCGATAGGGTTGCGGCTGGAATTTATAGTGTTATTGCCGGAGGATATAACAATAAATCATCTAATGACTATAGTATAGTTGCCGGAGGATACCAAAACACCGCTTCTGCTAATCATGCTGTTGTTGGTGGTGGACAATTAAACACAGTAAGTAGCAATGATTCAGTAATTTGTGGTGGTTACAATAATTTGATCACTGCAAATCATTGTGCAATAGCCGGAGGATTACTCAATAATAATGGCGGAGCTTATAGTTTTATAGGTGGCGGAGAAGCAAATAGTACAGAATTTAATTCTTCTCATTGTGTAATTAATGGGGGAAAAAATAACTCAATATCACCTTACACTCTTTTTGCGACAGTTGGGGGTGCTTCTGGTGTTGCATCTTTATATGGCGAACAAGCCTATTCTGCTGGCTCATTTAATAATGCTGGAGATGCTGAAACTAGAAAATTTATTTTAAGAGGAAGAGACAATACATCTACTACAGTGAACCTAAAATTGGACGGAAATACTTCAGGAATTCAATACTTATATGTTCCTCCTTGGACTAGTTGGTATTTTACAATAAAAGTTGTTGGTAGACGTAATGGCGGGTGGGGAAGTGGTTCTACTTCTAATTTTCCTAGCGAAACAGCCGTTTATAAATTTGAAGGAGGAATAGAAAATAGAGCCAATGATGGTTTTAGCAACTGCTTTATATTGCCAGACGCAGCTTCTACTAAAACCGTTATTCATGAAGACGATGCTGGATGGGATTGTAATATTAGCATCGAACAATTTTCCAACGATCCTTACTTAAATATTGCGTGTTCATATAACAGCGCATCAGAAGATGTCTATTGGGTCGCTAGTGTTGAAGTTGTTCAAGTTAGTGTGCCAATTCAAGGGCCTAGTGCTATAATAGCCTGCGGATTTATCGAACCAATGAATGGTTCATTTACTAGTGGTGGATTCTATAATAATAGAGAATACTATCAATATAGTAACAACACATATTATTTATTCTGGACTGGAACAGAATATGTTATATCAACATCACTAGGTGGGTCCGCACTATATACCGCCACAGATTATACTCAAAATGATTGGACACAAGTTGGCGGTTCTGGCCCAGGAGGAGATACCTATGATATGAGCGTGACGTCTGTATGTCCGTCAGCACCTACGTCTAGCAGTAGTTCTTCTGGTAGTAGTACTCAATCAAGCAGTAGTAGTAGTAGTAGTAGTAACTAATTAGATTCGGTGTATATACATAATATCTTTTAATATTTATTAATAAAGGGATACTAATATGGCCAATGATATTCAAGCAGCGGTTAGTGGCGAACCAGTCAAAAACGGAACAGCACTAGTGTCGTGTACTCGCACTGGCGAATATTCGACTATAGAAACTTATGTTAAAAACTCTCCTACAATTTCTGATATCCAAAGTAAATATGATGCTAGATTTGATGAACCACGCTACTATTCTGGAGATAATGCTTCATGACAATAAAAGCTGGGTATAAAACTAGCGAATTTTGGTTCACATTAGTCAGCTTCATATTTAGCGGACTATATTTAACAGGACTATTAAAAGAAAATGAACAAAAAGAAGAATTGATATCCGTAGTATCTCATGCTGTAGAAAGCATAATACTTATTGGTGGTCAGGTATGGATATTAGCTAAATATATTAAAGGTCGTAATGAAGTTAAAAAAATAGTTGAAACAGAAAAATTAGTATCTATAGCGCCACCCGAACAAAAGGAGAATAATAATGACAGTAAAAGAACTAGTACTAGAACAAGCAGAAAAAACAACAGCCGAACTAAAACAGTCGCTAAAAAACCTAAAAAGCGTAGCACTAAGTGAAGCATGGAAAGCACTACAATTAGTAGTTGCTAGCACAGTACAAATCATAGAAGCAATAGCAAAAGATTTAGAAGGTAAAGATAAGAAAGCTATAGCTATAGAGTATATCAATACTTTTTATGATACCACTTTCACTATAATAGACATTCCTCTTGTTCCTAATTTTTTGGAACCTATCATACATAGCTATGTGAAAAAAGTACTTATGATTCTAGTTTCATCTAGCATAGACGCAACAGTTTCGATTTTTAGACAAACAGGAATTTTTCTACAGAAAGGTCAAGTATGAATTACGCTCAGAGTTTTGACGAGTTCGCATCTTCTCTGGGGCCAACGGACTTAGCCCTATATGCTGGAGCAGCACTTATAGCATGGGTTTTATTTAAGGATAGACTAAATCCTGTTTCTTTAGTGGTTAAACAATTAGTAGACAAGGTTTATGGATTGCTTAGTTCAAAGCCAGGTGTTGCAAAACCTGTTCCAGCGGCCACTAATAATAGTGTTGGCGTTGAAACAAAAGAGGATGTATTTTTTGAACTAGTAACTAGTTGGAAAAAAACAAGAGACTTGGCAGTTAAAGCACAATGCACAGAAGCAATCAAGGTTGCTGATCAAATGTTTCCTTATCTGAGTCCTGTAGTTTGCAATGAGGAAAAAGTATGAATAATAAAGTATTATTAATTGTTGGGGTTGGATTATTATTGTTAGGATTATTTAAGCCAAATTTTAATTTTCCTATAGTTAATCCAAATAATAACAACACAATCGTTGTGGTAACACCACCGCAAGAAAAAGAACTAAGAGATAAGTGTCAACTAGTTACAGATGCTCTGTCAAATGGTTCAACAGACAGAAAAAAGGATGCTGCTAGACTGTCTGATTTGTATATGGATTTGGCAACACTAATAGAACTTGATGGCGAAGATGAAGTTGTAAAAACCACAGAAGAAGTTCGTCAGGCAAACAGTCTTTGTGGGGCTATGTTAAGAATGAATATAAAGGGCAAATATCCAGGACTAGCAGAAGCAGCACAATCTGTAATTATGATGCAAATAGGTGATGATATTGTTCCTCTAGACGCTGATCTAAGGAAAAAATCTGCCGAAGCATTTAGAGCATTAGCATGGGCCTGTAATGAAGGAAGCAAATAATGGCAAGGTTATCTCCTAATGATCTATATAATGAATATAGAAAAGGTTTTCAAGGATGCCTTTGGGAAGAGCATGTATTTAATGAACTGCTAGAAAATTCAAAATACGCATACTTTGGTGATGGGGCGAAAAGAATTAAAAATAGTGGCAAAGGTAAACTTAGCACACCATTTAAAAGTGTATTAAAATTTGATAGCAATCCTTACAATGAACGACAAACCACCGGAGATTGTGTTAGTCATGCAACTCGTAATGCCGTAGATGTAAGTAGAGCAGTAGAAATTGATGTTCATAGAGATAAAGAATCTTGGATTGCAAGAGGAGCCACAGAAGCAATTTATGGTGCTCGTGGTCATGGTGGTCAAGGAATGAGTTGCTCCAGAGCGGCAACATTTGTTAGTCAAAGTGGTGGTGTTATTGTTAGAAAAAACTATAAAGGCATAGCAGACTTTAGCAAATATAACGGTAGCCTTGGTGCTGGCTGGGGTAGTAGAGGATTGCCAGATCCGGTTATTGATCTTGCTAACGACCATCAAATTAAAACTGTAAGTTTAGTAAAAACAATAGAAGAAGCACGAGATGCTTTAGCCAATGGATATGGTTTAGCGGTATGTTCTAGCTATGGATTTAGCAATAAAAGAGATAGTAAAGGATTTGCAAGAGTTAGTGGTAGTTGGGCTCATGCAATGGCTTGGATAGCCTGCGATGATACTGGTAGCGAACCAGCATTTTTAGTACAAAATAGTTGGGGTAAGTGGAATGATGGTGGTCATCCATCTTGGGGTAAAATACCAGACGGATCGTTTTTGATTCAAGCAGATGTTGCAGCAGGGATGCTAAGTCAAAATGGGGCTTACGCATTTAGTCAGTTCGACGGGTTTCCTGTTCAAAAACTTCCTTCATATGGTTTTGAGGATTATTTATGAAATTATTAGATAAGATAGCACTAAACAGACTACTAAGTATACTTGCCAGTTTTATATTGGGGGTAATTAAGATATTATCACCAAAGAGTGTTGAAGAAATAGACACACCTAAACCAAAAAGAAAAATTTTGCCTTGGAGAAAAACAGATGAATAAAATCATCGGTCTGTGTTTGATAGGTTCTGTTTTACTATATTCTGACTATGGATATAATGGATCCACAACAGCGCCCGTTACTCTTGTTGGAGGTATTATAAAAGCAAAACATATAGATAAAGAAAAAAAATATCCAAGAAAAAATTGCCCTGTTTGTAAAGGAACTGGAAAGTATCTTAGCGGAGATGGTATAAAGATGGTTGATTGCGGATACTGTGAGCCAGAATCAAAAGATTCTGTAACCCATCCAGAAATTAAATTATATGGCGAATCTGATAAATGTACAAACCCAAATTGTAAATGCAAAAGTTGTAAATGTAAAAATTGTGGATGTGTACCATCGGTAGAAAGATAATATATGAATAATAATGCTGCGGTAGAAAAAATTGCAAAAAAAGTTTTAACAAATATGCAATTACCGAAAGAACAAGACTATGGAATAGATCCTTTAACCATTATTATCGTAATCGGAGTTATATTAAATTTAATCCGAGTAATTCAAGAATGTAGAAAAAATAGAGAATTACTAAAAGATAAAAATGAATCTGTTTCTTTGATGAAAAAAGATATACAAGATGTTATACTAAAAGATTCTTTATTAAATAGATGGAGACTACAAAGAATTATTAAACAACATCTTACAAAAGAACAATACAAGGTCTACGGTAAGGCTTTACAATACAGTATAATGGGAACTGGAATTAATCTCACGGAGGATGAAGTATATACTTTAATGGAGGCATCAAATGCTTAGTTTATTAACATGGTTAGTATACGGTCTTCTAGTCGGTAGTATTTCAAAGGCTATTGTCCCCGGAGAGGAAAATTTTGGTTTTGTTAAAACAGTTGCTCTAGGAGTTGCTGGGTCGTATGCTGGCGGTGCAATACTATATCTTATTGGACAATACGAAAGTTTGAGTCCAGCAGGAATATTTATGGGAGTTGCTGGCGGTATATTAAGTCTTGTTGTCTATAACAAACTTACAAAAAACAACCCTTGACCATAAGTCGCGATACTGTATCATAAGGGTATGAGCAGACCATCGTGGACAGATTACTTTTTAGGATTGGCTAAGGTTGTTTCTCAACGTAGCCACGATATTCAAACACAGCACGGTTGTGTAATTACAGATCAAAATAATCGTATTTTAGGCTTAGGATACAATGGTTTTCCAAGGGGTCTTGATGATACAATATTGCCAAACACAAGACCAGAAAAATATCCTTGGATGATACACGCAGAAAGAAACGCTCTGTCTAATTGTATTATTAGACCAGAAAATGGCATAGCGTATGTCACTGGTCAATGCTGCAATGACTGTATAATGGCTTTGTGGCAAGAAGGAATATCCACAGTTGTGATGTCAAAAAATCACGGTACACATCTTTTTGACTATGATGCACAAAAAAGATTTGATACATTTGTTTCTATGAGCGGAATTAATATTCAATATGTAGAAGCAAATCTTTGTTGGCTGAAACAACTATGTGGTGTATTATGATATACAAGATTGTATTATATTTAATGTTATTAGTTTATTTCTACAATAGTATTGCCGGAAATATAGAAATGCAACAGAAATCTTTTCAAGCATTGGTAATACTAGCATTATTCAACATTTTAGATAGGAGATAATATGTCCGCGCTTCAGGAGCTTCAAAATTATACGTTTGTTAGTAAGTATGCTCGTTGGATACCAGAAAAAAACAGAAGAGAAACATGGAAAGAAGCGGTCGAGCGCGTTAAAAATATGATGCATACAATGTATGCCGATAAAGGTATCTCTGATGAGATTAACTGGGCATACGATATGATGTATAAAAAGAAAATATTAGGAAGTCAAAGAGGCTTGCAGTTTGGAGGAGATCCTATCCTAAAGCGTCACGCAAAAATTTATAATTGCACAAGTTCTTATTGCGATAGGTTACGTTTTTTTCAAGAATGTTTTTGGTTGTTGCTATGTGGTAGTGGCACAGGATTCAGTGTTCAAAAACACCACGTCGCTAAACTTCCATCGCTAGAACACGAAATCGAAAATGGAGAAGGCACAAAATATGTTATCGAAGACAGCATCGAAGGATGGGCCGATGCATTAGGTGTTCTTCTTAGTAGCTACTTTAGTAAACCTATAGAAGAATTCAAAATGTATAAAAATACATATGTTGTATTTGACTATAGTAATATTAGACCCAAAGGCTCTGATCTTAGTTCTGGTGTTGGTAAAGCACCAGGATTTGAGCCATTAGCAAATGGTCTAGAAAAAATACGAACATTACTAGATCGTTGCATAGCGAATGGTCAGAAAAAATTAAGACCAATTGATGCTTATGATATTATTATGCATAGTAGTGACGCTGTTTTAAGCGGTGGGGTTAGGCGATCCGCTAGTTTAGCATTGTTTAGTGCTGATGATGAAGAAATGGCAAAAGCTAAAACTGGTAACTGGTATATAGACAACCCACAAAGAGCACGAAGTAATAATTCTGCTCTGTTACTAAAAGATGAAACAACACTTGAGCAATTTCAAACCTTGATGGAAAGCGTAAAAGAGTTTGGTGAGCCTGGATTTATTTGGAGTGATTCAACAGAAATGACTTTTAATCCTTGTGTTGAGGTCGGTATGTGGCCTGTTGACGAAGAAACAGGCAAAAGCGGTTGGCAGGGTTGTAATTTATCAACAATTAATTGCTCGTCTATAGAAGATGAAAATGACTTCTATGACCGCTGCAAGGCTGCTGCAATTATTGGTACGCTACAAGCAGGATTCACTAAACTAGACTATCTTGGAGAAATTAGTTGCAAAATCTTTCAAAGAGAAGCTCTGCTTGGTGTTTCTCTAACTGGCATCATGGAAAAACATGATTTAGTACTATCAGAGAAGGTATTAAAAGCAGGAGCCAAGATAGCAGTTGATACAAATAAAGAAATGGCCAAAAAGATTGGTATTAATCAGGCCGCTCGTGTTACTTGTTTAAAACCAGAAGGCACATCTTCAAGTATGCTTGGAACTAGTTCCGGTATCCATCCACATCATGCTAAACGCTATATCAGACACGTACAGGCCAATATTTTAGAGGCTCCATACCAACACTTCAAAAATTATAACCCGCAAGCATGTGAGAAATCAAGTTGGTCGGCCAATAATACGGATGAAGTTATTAAATTTCCAATAGAGGTTCCAGACGGAGCAAAATTAAAAAATCAATTACCAGCGGTAGATATGTTAGCAATTGTCAAAGACACTCAAAAGAATTGGGTATATTCTGGAAAAAATAAAGGACTATGCACTCAAGAATATTTGAGTCATAACGTTAGTAATACTGTTACAGTAAAACCGGACGAGTGGGAAGATGTAACAAAATATATCTATAACAATCGTAAATATTTTGCTGGCATTAGCCTAATTCCTCAAAGCGGAGACAAAGACTATCCTCAAGCACCATTTACTACCGTTTATACTAGCAGAGAAATAGTCAAAGAATACGGAAATGCGGCACTATGGTGTTCTGGTTTAATTGAATTGGGCTTAAATGCGTTCGACAATAACTTATGGGCAGCGTGTGATTATGTCACATTAAATCAAGCACATAAAGATCATGACGAATCTAAATTAAAGTTCGTTACAAAAATGAAAAATTTTGCTGGTAAATATTTTGGAGGAGATGTTAAGAGACTCACATACTGCATGAAAGATGTATACAATTGGAAAATATATTGTGATTTGTATGATACATATAAAAAGGTAGATTATACACAACTGTTGGAAACAGAGGACAATACTGCTGGAATAGAAGAAATTAGTTGTGCTGGCGGCGCTTGTCTAATTTAACTATCCCCGGTGGAGATAACCATTGAGAAAAAATACTAAAAACAATAAGAAAAAATCTAAAGTCATAGATCTTACTAATGATATTCAATCAACAGGTATGATCTACAGAAATAGACTAAAGCCAAGAACAGAAAATCAAAAAGAATATATTAGAACTATTGCAGAAAATACTATTACATTTTGTCAAGGTGTTGCTGGTAGCGGTAAAACACATATAGCTGTTGGTATGGCATTAGAATATTTATTGGAAGATAAAGTTAAAAAAATTATTATTACTCGACCAGTAGTTGAGAGCGGAGAAAAAATAGGATATTTACCCGGAACAGCAGAAGAAAAATTACATCCATATCTATTACCAATATTAGATGAAGTATGTCATTTTATTCCTATGAGCCATTACGCTAGCCTAAAACTAAATAATAGAATCGAAATAGTTCCGTTAGGATTAATGAGAGGACGTAATTTTCATAATTCTTTTATAGTAGCAGACGAGTGTCAAAACGCCTCTTATGATCAACTAAAAATGTTGTTGACAAGAATTGGAAATGATAGTAGAATGGTTTTAACAGGAGATATAAGTCAATCAGATCTTCATAGAAGTATGAGAGGAGGGTTTATTGATCTTATTGGCGCGTTGGGTGGAGTAGATCAAATAGGAATAGCTCAATTATTTAATGTTGATATTGTTAGAAATCCAATTATAGGAAAAATTCTTTCTAGATTAGAATCTTACGAAAATGGAATTACATAACAATAAATGTTTAGTATTAAATGCTGATTATGCTCCTCTTTCTATTATCGGTTGGGGAAAAGCAATTATATGGCATATGAGATATATAAATAACCCTAAATATGGGGTTGAAATTATTGATTTCTATAAAAATGATTATATCAATGGTGTTAATAATAAAAAATATCCAATACCATGTATAGCAAAAACCAAAAGATTTTTTAGATCCACAAGCTATACAGTAACATTTTCTAGAAAAAATATTTTTGTTAGAGATAATCATACATGTCAGTATTGTGGTAATAAATTTTCTATTAATAATTTAACTTATGATCATGTAATTCCAAAATCACAATGGAACTATGACGCAGGATCCCCAACATCATGGACAAACATTGTTACGGCTTGCGTTAATTGCAATAGGAAAAAGGGTAATAGAACACCAAAACAGGCTAATATGCCATTGATAAATCTACCAATAAAACCACAAAAAACACAAAAGTACTTGCCCATAGCGCACCATCTGTTTAAAATAAAAGATGAGATACCGGAGGAATGGTTAATATATTTACCAGAATCTTATGCCTAGTTATAGCTATACTTGCGAAAAATGTGAAATAAATTTTGAACTATTTTTTTCTATACGCGATTACATAGATAGTCCAAAATGTATTAAATGTAATAATGATAGACACACAATAAGAGATTATATTTCCGATGTTTCATCACAATCAGCCTCTGTTAAAAAAAGTGATTCAGAGCTAAAAACTATAGGCGATCTTGCATTAAGAAATAGGGACAGGCTTAGCGAAGATCAAAAGCAAGCATTACACACAAAACATAATTCATATAAAGAAGATAAAGAACAAATCAAAGAATTACCAAAAGGTATGAGTTATACTCCTAAGCCCAAGAATAAACCCAAATGGACATGAAAGGTAAATATGGAAGACTATATATTTTCTCAAACAATTGATAAGCCTCAAACTAACGAAGAATATTTTACATTGATTGGTATGGAGGATTTTGTAGATACAAATAATTTGCCAAGACAAAAGACTTCAAACGATCAAACATTTGCAAAAAAAATTACTAGAGATGACGGATCAATTAGATATAGTATAAAGTTAAACACCAATGGCAAATTTCATAATCCCATAGCCATGTACCAAGACAATAAAAACCAAACTTTTCTTGATAGAGTTTGTCGTTCGTCTGATAAATTTAGAAATGTAAGCTATAAAGTCTTTATTCTGTATACAAATTTTTTAAAAACTAAAAACATAGCATGGTTAAACAACGCTGAAAGAGAGGCATCATAATGGCTAAAGTAAATAAAATACACAATTATGCAATTCTATGGTTAAATCATAAAGGTAATTCCGCAGAACAAATTGCTGAAGAATTATCTTTAGATATCAAACAAGTTAGTGGGGTATTGGAGAAACAAACACAAGCGTCTGAAAATCCGAATATTAAAACTTCATCATCTGTTGTTGGAGATAAGAAGAAAAATCTGATGATAATGGAAACATCTGTTAAGAAAAACAAATCTGTTGCGATCATGACAAAAGACGCATCCGCACAAGGAGATGAAAACAGAAAGAATGTTTCCAATAGGAAGACCAATAACAATATTTTTAAACCGAGGAGCTAATGGAAGAAGTAACAGAAAATACTGAAGAGAATAAAAAATTATTATCAGATATTATATCTGAAGAAGAAATAGAATTATTCTACAAACTATTACCAAAAGTACAAGAGGCACAATTTTTCTTAGAGTCACTAAATAATGAGCAAGTAGAACCAGAAATTTCGGATTCCTACAAACCAACACCATATATTGTGGAACTTGACACTAATTGTAAAGTTTTTATAAAACCTAATAGTACAACTTCAGCACCTGAAGCAATATATAATGAGAATAAGAAGTTTTATATTGATTTTATAGTATCAGACTACAAAACTTTTATACAAACATTTTTTGATAATCTACAAGAATCATTGACCAAAACCTGTAAAGATCTATATAAATCTAATGACAAATCAGAAGAATCAACAGAAAAACAAGTATCTGTCTAAATATTCAAATGGTAAAACGGTTTCAGCATCACAATATATAACAGAAATTATATGTGAACATCTAGCAATAAAAAATAAAAAAGATTTACACTATAGATTTTGGATTAATAAAGATTGGGAAAAATTTTATAAATCACAAATCTTTTCTGCTAATAAACTATTAAGCAAATATAGCGATAAAGCTATCATAGCGGCCTTAAAAACACCAGAAGGTCAAAAAATTTATTCATTGAGGGCTCCTCATCTATTGGATATTATATTAAGACAAGAAAAGATTCTTCAAACCAAGAACAATGAACAAAATGTTGCTATAGAAAGAAACACTATTAGCAAAGGTATCTCAAATTCCAAAAAAACAAATATTTTTGATAGATTAAAGGATATAGACAATGAGCATTAAAGATAGCGTAAAAAAAGACTTTGGCGATGAAATTATATTATCAGCATCTTCCGTTGTGGATAAAGAATCAATCGTTATACCAGTAAGTCCAGCATTGGATATGATTCTAGGAGGAGGTATTCCAGAAGGTAGTTTTGTTGTTTTAACTGGTCAACCAAAATGTGGTAAAACTACTACATCTTTAGATTTCGCGGCCACAGCACAAAAACCAGAATACGGTACAGGTTCGTATAAGGATGGTCGTATGGTCTATTATTTGAACATTGAGGGCCGTCTTAAAAAAAGAGATCTGGAAGGCATACCCGGTCTAAACCTAGAAAAATTTGACGTTATAGGTTCCCAAACAGGGAAAATATTAAGAGCAGAAGAATATCTTCAAATTGCAGAAAGAATAATCAACCAAGAACCAGGATCTGTTGTTATTATCGACTCATATTCTGCCCTATGTACAGAAGCAGAAATAACTAGTGATATGGATAAAATGCAACGAGCAGATGGAGCTAAATTATTGGCCAAATTTTGTCGTAAAGTTGCTAATGTTATACCTGTTAATAAAAATATTGTTATAGGTATCACACATCTTATGGGTAATCCAACAGGATATGGAGCAGAGTTTAAAGAGAAGAGTGGTCAGGCTATTGCGTATCAAACAGATATAAAGATTCGTGCAAAATCATTTAAGCCTTGGCTTTTAGGAACCGATAATACACAAATAGGACAAGAAGTTGAGTGGCAAACTATGTGTTCTGCTCTTGGACCACCAGGAGGACAAATTACTAGTTACATAAGATATGGAGAAGGTATCGACAGACACATAGAGTTGATTACGATAGGATGTGATCTTGGTTTAATCAATAAATCTGGAGCATGGTATACTCTTCCGTTTTTAGAAGGAGAAAAGACCAAATTTCAAGGCACAGAAAAAATTAGAGCATATCTAATACAAAATCCAGAAGCTTATGAGAAATTATATAATGAGGTTAGAAATATTATAGGTAATAAATAATGCAAGTTATGGATTTAGATGGTAATGTAAGTACTTGGTCTTTTAAAAAAAATAGTTCTGTTAGTAATTCTTTTAATAAATCAAGTCTACATTTATTAGCTAGACAAATTATAAAAGATGTTTTTCCTACTATGCAAAGCTTGGAAGAAGTAACTGTGCATATAAGAAAAAATCAGATTGCGTATCTTGACTTTTTCATTCCTTTGGTTAAACTATGTATTGAGGTTCATGGTGAGCAGCATTACAAATTTACTCCATTTTATCATACAAATTTGTTAGCTTTTGCAAAAGCTAAAAAAAGAGATCAAGATAAAAAAGAGTGGTGTGAAATTAATAATATCAAATATATAGAATTACCTTACGATAAAACAGAAGATTGGGCAGAATATGTCAAAAACAGCTAAAGAAGAAATACAAAATTGGGATTCCATTCTAGATGATTATGAAAATTCTCTTGGTCTTGGAAAATATGTTGCACAAAATTCTTACTTAACAGAGTCAGAACTTCAAGAATATTTATCTATGAATAGAGAATTGCTGGAAAAACTTTCTCCAGAAGATTGTGGTAATATAGCATACAGATTAGGACAGTATGCGTTTTTCATTCAAAGAACAATTAATAGAGAAATAGCAAGATACAATTGGTCAGATGAAACTATTAAAGAGACAATAGCGGATGACATAAACAATTACAAAGGATACGGCTATGCAGAAAAAGCTGGTCAAGCCATTAAACATAATGAAAAAGCCACAGCACTGAATAATATAAAAAAGTATGCGAAACAACGTAGTGATAGGTTATCATATTTGGCCAATAGCATAAAAAATTTATCCGATATTATACTGTCTATTCAAAGAAATAAGGTGAAGAATGGATCTTGAAAATTTAAAAAATAACCCAGAACAATTACGTGGACTTATTGAACTATTATCTTCATTGTTGCCAGAAACCAATAATGATACCAACGACGGCCACACTGCTCCATCAAATAATATCAAAACCAATAAATCAAAGGCAAAAGGAAGTAATATTAATCTTTTTGATAAAATGTCAGAAAGAAATTTACACAAAGATGATGTGGCAATAGATCAAAAATTGGCTAAAACACCACCAACAGAAAGAAGCAGAAACTTTTCTTATATAGAGCTAGTATGCCGATGTTGTGGAAGAAAAGAGAAATGCAATCCAGCCCTAGTGCTAGATAAAAATAGATATAAGTGCAATAAGTGCTCAACGTCAGCTGGATGAAACAATGAATATTTTATTTGATCCATCTGCTGAGAGAGCAGTTCTATCCATATTATGCCAATATGGAGAAAAAGCATATCTTGAAGTTGCTGATATAATCAATGAAAATAGTTTTACTATTGATAGCAATGTTATAATATATAAATGTTTGAAGAAAATATTTGTAGATCATAATTGTCAATCCATAGATATTGCATCAATTTTCTCTGCTGCAAAAGAACTTGACCTGGATTATATATTACAGAAAAAGGAAGAAACTCAACATCTAAAAGCAATTTTAGAATTTCCAGCCAATTTTGATAATCTTTTACAGTTTGCGGCAAAAATTAAAAAATTAGAAATAGCAAGAAAATTACATAAAAAGTTAGATGACATTAAAAATAATGTATTGAATATAACTGGCTCAGAACCAATATCTCATATAATGAGTTTAGTTGAGGAGCCAATATTAAATTTTAGTACCTCTATGGAAGATCAGGATAGTAGTCCTGTACAAATTAGTCAAAATCTAGAGGAATATATTGAGGATCTTATTGCGAATCCAATAGATCAGGTCGGCATATCTACAGGATTTCCTGCTTATGATTTTGCTATAGGCGGAGGATTAAGAAAAAGCACAATAAATGTTATAGCAGCACGACCGAAAACCGGTAAAACATTATTATCAGATAACATGGGTTTTTATATAGCAAATAAATTAAAAATACCTGTGTTGAACATGGATACCGAAATGACTAAAGACGATCATATTCATCGTATACTTGCTATGATGACAGAAATAGAAATAAATAAAATTGAGAGTGGGAAATTCGCACAAACACCATCACTAAAGAAAAAGATAGAGGATGCTGTTAATGATCTAAAAGAAACTCCGCTTTTTCATAAGTCTATTGCTGGTAAATCTTTTGATGAACAATTATCCATAATGCGAAGATGGATTATAAAAGAGGTCGGATTAAACTCCGACGGCACAGCAAAACCCTGTGTAATTTTTTATGACTATCTTAAACTTATGGACAGTGCAGGTATTAGTCAAGATATGAAAGAATACCAAGTTCTAGGTTTTATGATGACAACATTACATAATTTTGCGTGTAAATACCAGCTCCCAGTGGTGGCTTTTGTGCAATTAAATAGAGATGGTATCACAAAAGAAAGTACGGATACTGCTAGCGGATCGGACAGAATCATATGGTTGTGTAGCAATTTCTCTATTTTCAAAAGAAAAAGCGACGAAGAAATAGCAGAAGACGGACCAACAAACGGTAATAGAAAATTGATCCCATTAATCAGTAGACACGGCGCTGGTCTAGATGACAATGATTATATTAATTGTCATATGAAGGGTTGGTGCGCTAAAATCACAGAAGGTAAAACTAGATTGGAGATTGTAAATGGAAAGGACGACGACGACGGGTTTGAAGTCAAAGATGAAGAAAACATTCCATTCGATTGATCAGCAAAAACTCAAAATTTTGTGTGATCATTTATGCGATAATATAACCGATCTGTTAGAGTACTTTAATTTAGAGTACAAACAGAATAGTAAGTTTATTAGTATGTCTTGTCCAATACACGGAGGAGACAACGAATCCGCTATAAATTTATATTATGTTGGAGAGTCATATAGAGGTAACTGGAAATGCAGAACTCATCAATGTGAAAAACATTTTAAAGGATCCATTATAGGTTTTGTGAGAGGCATACTTTCTCATAAAAAACATAACTGGTCTTGTGATGGAGACGATACTGTTAGCTTTTCTGAAACTCTGAAGTTTTTGACAGATTTTGGAAAGATTAATCTCAAAGATCTCAAAGTATCAAATAAAGAAAAAGAAAAAAATAATTTTGTCAATAGCTTGACAATACTAAATACGAAACAGGTAACTGGCACAAATTATCCTAATAGAAATCAGGTTAGAAAATTATTAAAAATTCCTAGTCCTTATTTTATATCCAGGGGTTTTGATCCTAAAATATTAGACAAATATGATGTTGGTGATTGTGAAACACCGAATAAAGAAATGTCTGACAGAGCCGTGGTTCCTATTTATGATTCAGAGTATAACTACATGATAGGATGTAGCGGTCGCTCTACTAATGACAACCTAAAACCAAAATGGAAACATAACAAGGGTTTCTCAGCAGAAAATTGTTTGTATAATTTTTGGTTTGCCAAAAAATACATCAAAGAAACTAGAACAGCTATAATTGTAGAGAGTCCTGGTAATGTTTGGAAGTTGGAGAGCAATGGTATTCATAATGCTGTAGCTATCTTTGGGTCCAATTTAAATGATAAGCAGAAAATGTTATTGGATACTAGTGGCGCTATGACATTAGTGATTATTACAGATTCTGACGATGCTGGCATAAAGGCTAGAACACAAATAGAAAATAAATATAAAAAGATATATAATATACAACATATATATATATCTAAAAATGATATAGCAGAATTATCTGACTCAGAAATTAGAGAACAAATAACATCAAAGATAAACTTATGACAAAAATAATAGCGTTTGCTGGACGAAAACAATCAGGAAAAACTACTTGCTCAGAATTTATAGCCAATAAATTTATTGGTAATGTTAAAGTATATAATTTTGCTGATCCTCTTAAAAAAGATATTTGTATGAATATACTAGGATTAACTTATGAACAATGCTACGGCACAGATGACCAAAAAAATGAATTGGTCAATTGCGTATGGCAAAATAAACGATTAACAGCAAGAGAGGTTATGCAATTCGTTGGAACAGACATATTTAGAGCCATGCAACAAAATGTATGGGCTGATGCTACTATTGCTAAGATTATAAAAGAAAAACCTGATTTAGCAATTGTGGCTGATTGCAGATTTCCCAATGAAGTTAGGGTCATCAAAGATGTTGGTGGAACTGTCATCAAATTAACCAGAAATCCTTTTGATTCTCAGCACGACAGCGAAACAGCATTAGATATTAACAGATATGATCAATCGAACTTTGATTTACTACTAGATAACAAAAACTTGACAATACAAGAACAAAATCTAATACTAGATCAATTTCTTAAAAATAAAGGAATACTACCATTATAATTACATATTTTAGAAGCTCTTCATATAACGCACACTCTATGTGCGAACAACAATACTATTTAGAGTATGTGCTGGGATGGAGAGGACCTTCTAATAAAAAGGCAGACAAAGGCACAATAGTACATAAAGTTTTAGAACTATTGGCCATGATAAAAAAAGCCGAACAAGATAAAATAGAATCGATATCCGATGATATTGTTGGTCAAATCAAAATTAAAAATTATGCTATCGATAAATTATTTGATAAAGTATATGAATATTATACCACCAACAATGCTCATCACGAATGGTTAGCCAAAGACAAGAAAGACTGTTATGATTGGGTAATAAAAACAATAACACATAATAATGGAATGTTTGATCCTAGAAATAGAAATATTGTTTGTCCAGAACAACACTTTGATATCACGATCAAAAAACCTTGGGCAAAGTACAAATATCAAACAGATGAAGGCATTTTGGAAGGATACCTAGCTATAAAAGGCACAATAGATCTTATAACAAAAGTGGATGATAGCTTCTATGAAATTATAGATTGGAAAACAGGTAAAAGATTAAATTGGGCGACAGGCAAAGAAAAAACACAAGAGTGTTTAGAAAATGATCCTCAATTAAGAATATATCACTATGCTGTAAGCCATCTATATCCAGATGTAGAAAATATAATGGTATCTATTAATTTTATAAACGATGGTGGGCCTTTTTCTATATGTTTCGGTAAAAAAGATCTGATCACAACAGAATTAATGCTTAAAGATAAGTTTGAAATTATAAAAAAAAGCAGAAGACCCAACTTGCGAAAAACCTGGATGTGTAGTAAACTATGTCACTTCGGCAAAACTACTTTTGAAGATTCTCATGTTGTTCCTCATGTTGAATATAGAGATAATCAAGTGTGTAAAAAAGATTCTTTTATGACAAAATGTGAACAAGTAAAACACGACATAGACATATTGGGTATAGACAACGTTACAAGTCTGTACAAACAAAACAATCACTCATTTGGACATTACCAAGCCCCTGGCGAAATTAAACAATGAAATTGTATACTCCTTTGCATGTTCACAGCCATTTTTCTATTTTAGACGGATTATCAAAACCAGAACAGATAGCTAAAAGATGTATTAATACAAATATTGGTGCGTGTGCATTAACAGATCACGGTAATATAGCTGGTTCGGTAAAGTTCCATTCTTGCATGAAAAAGAATGGTATTAAACCAATTCTAGGTTGTGAATTATATATTTCCAGTGATGATGCGACAATTAAAAATAATGATAATAAAAAACTTAGTCATTTAGTAATATTGGCTAAAAATTATTCTGGATGGAAAACTTTAATTAAAATCATATCAGAAACTAATAAGCCAGAATTTTATTACTATAAACCTAGAATAGATCTTAAAAGACTTGGCGAAATGCTAGATGGAAATATTATAGGGTTTGCTGGTCACTTAGGGTCAGTATTAGCAAACAGTATAACAGACTATAAGAGCATTGATCCTGACTGGAAAAATATTCTCATAGAAAAAGCTTCGTATCTTAAAGATATTTTTGGTGGATCTGATAATTTTTTTCTAGAAGCTCAATTGATGGATCAGATTAATAATCCTATGCAATCTAAAGTTACTGAATGCATAAGAGATATAGCACGAGATACTGGTTTAAAAGTAATATGTACTCCAGATGCTCATTATGCAGAAAAGGAAGATGCTGTTGATCAAAGAATACTATTATGTAATAATTTAAAAACAACGCTTACTGATGTTACAAACAAGATATTAAATAACGAAGAAGTTGGTATGGAGACATTCTTTATATCTGATAACTATCATATTTTGGATCATGAAGAAATAAATGCTCTGCACACAGAAGAAGAAATCGAAAACACAAATTATGTGAATTCTTTGTGTGAAAACTATGATATAACATCAAAACCAACACTTCCTAGTTTTAAATGTCCAGACGGTCTATCAGAAGCAGAATATCTAAGACAACTATGTAGAGACGGCTGGAGAGATAAAATAGCTAATAAAGTTAGTAATAATACAGAAATGACTACAGAATATGTTGATCGTATAAAGTACGAACTCTCTGTTTTACAAACCGCTGGACTATCCAGCTACTTTTTAATAATTCAAGATATACTTCAATATGTTCGATCTAATGGGTGGTTACCCGGCCCAGGTCGAGGTTCTGCTGCTGGTTGTATGGTTTCGTATTTGGTTGGCATAACAGCGATAGATCCCATAAAATACGGGCTAATTTTTGATAGATTTTATAATTCTGGTAGAAATACTGCTGATCATATATCAATGCCAGATATAGACGTAGACGTACCAATTAACAAACGAGAAGATGTTATTAACTATATCAAAGAAAATTATGGACACGATAAGGTTTCTCAGATGATAACATTTAATACCATGAAAGGACGAGGAGCATTAAAAGATGTTCTTAGGGCTTATGGTAATATTACATTTGAAGAAATGAACAATATTACAAAGCATATACCAGACGAAGCCAAGATAGCAGATGAATTACAAGATATGAAAGAAGAATATGGAGAATCTTCTATAATTAGATGGGCATTAGAAAATAAATCAAAAGAACTATCAGAATGGTGCTATATTGATGATAACGATAATTTAGCCGGTCCATTGGCCAAAAGATTTGAACAAGCAATAAGACTTGAGGGAACAAAAACTAATCAATCTAAACACGCCGCTGGTATTGCTATAAGTCCTACTCCTCTTGGAGAAGTGTGTCCCATGGTTTATGATAGTAAGAATGACCAGACCATAGCCGGTATGGAAATGCAAGATTTGGAAAGTTTAGGTATTATTAAATTCGATATTCTTGGTATTGCTATGTTAGATAAAATTATGACAATTCAAGATTTATTAAAGGAGAATAAAATATGAATAAATTATTTAAAGATTTAAATGTTGGAGAAAAATTTGTTTATAATAATGAAACTTATATTAAAGCAGAAGATGAGCGCGTTAGTTGTTGCAAAGTATTAAATGCTTTAAAAGAAAGCAATAATGAAAAAGTTATGATAACACCACTTCAAGAGGTTCAGGTTAACTGATAATGAAACAATATAATAAAATTTGCGTTTTTGATTTTGAAACAGACGGTGCGGATCCGTCGATATGTAGTCCGGTTCAAATAGCTGCTATTATGATAGATCCGTCAAAAATGGATATCGTTCCTAATTCAGAATTTAATATTATGGTCAAGCCAGATAAACTTGACAACGACCCAGACTTCAAGTATGATAGCGATATTCTTGGATTTCATTCCAAAGTTCGTGGATGTTCTCAAGAAGATATTTTGGATTCTTGGCATAAATCAATGCCACAAAAACAGGCTTGGACTATGTTTAATGAGTACCTGGATAAATATCATTGTAGAACAACAAAAAAATCACAATTTTCCGCACCAATAGCAGCTGGATATAATATATATAGATTTGATCTTAAAATTATCAACAGACTTAGCAATAAGTATGGTAATGTTAATAAAGAGAGTGAATCAAATGTATTCTTTCCAAGAGATGTATTAGATATAATGAATCTTGTGTACTATTGGTTTTTTGATTTAGAGGATATTAAAAGTTTATCTCTAGACAATGTTAGAGATTATCTTGGAATATCAAAAGATAATGCTCATGACGCTTTAAAAGATGTTAAAGATTGTGCTTCTATCTTATTAAGATTTCTTAAACTACATAAAAATTTGTGCAATAAAATAAAATTCAAGGATGCTTTTTTGAATGTTTGATGCTGATATATCCTCAATGGATTTGGACTGCCCAAAAACATGGGCGCTAATCTCTAGTGGCAATACCAAGGGGTGTTTCCAGTTAGAGTCTAGGCTTGGTAGATCAATGGCAAAAAAACTTAAGCCATCGAATATAGAAGAATTAGCCGCATTAATCAGTATTATGAGGCCAGGATGTATCTCTGGAGATACCTTAATTTCTATAGATAGATATGTTCATACCGATGGTAGGATCAGATTTAAAAAAGCTAAAATCAGAGATATTGTAAATAATCCAAAAAAATTTCCAAAATTAATATCTTATAATGAAAAATCTGGTAAATTTGTTTCTAATAAAAAAATCAATGCTTTTTACAGTGGACAAAAAGAATGCTTTAGAGTTATTGTAAGAAGTAACGAAAGAAAAAATAGTGACTTTGGAAATAGAGAATATAAGCTAGAATGCACAAATGATCATAAGCTTTTAACACCAGAGGGATGGAAAGAGTTAAAAGATATACAAATTGGAGAAAGAATATTGGTCAGTCAAAGAAAAGGGACTAAAAAACCTGGACTTGGAAATAAAACCTTTAGACAAAGATGCTATAATACCTATCAACAAAAATGTATATTTTGTGATTGGAATAATGGCTCATTAGATGTAAATCATATATCGGGCAATCGTTTTACAAACAACGACCCTGAAAATTTATGCTATATGTGTCCAAACCATCACAGAGAATTTACCGAAGGTAATATAGTTAACAAATATAGATTAAAACACAAACTACCAAAAACTATCGATGGAAAGTGGTGTAAATTAGTCACAAAAATATCTACTGGAATTAAAGATGTATATGATATATCAATGAAATCTCCTTATAATAACTTTATAGCTGGTGGTGTGATTGTACATAATTGTCTCGAAGCTATTAGAGATGGTAAAAGCGTTAGTAACCATTATATAGATAAAAAGAATGGTGAAGAAGCTGTGGATTATTTTCATGAGAGTCTGGAACCAATCTTAAAAACAACTTATGGCGAAATGGTATATCAAGAACAAGCCATGGAAATAGCCAGAGTTGTTGCTGGGTTTAATCTTCAAGAAGCAGACATGTTAAGAAAAGCTATTGGTAAGAAAAAACCAGAGGAAATGGCCAAACTCAAAAAGACGTTTGTGAATGGATGCGAAAAAACAGGCATATTAAAACCGAAAGAGGCAGAAGAGATATTTAATTGGATAGAAAAAAGTCAAAGATATTCTTTTAATAAAAGCCATGCAGTAAGCTACGCTATGAACTGCTATTTGTCAGCATACGCCAAAGCACATTTCCCAAGAGTGTTTTTTGCATCTTACTTAAGATTTGCAAAAGATAAAGTTGATCCACAAGCGGAAATAAAAGAACTTGTGCAAAACGCTATAGAAATGAATATTGAGGTATGCAAACCAGATATAAGATTATTGAATGAATATGTGGAATTAAAAAACAACAAGATATTTTTTGGTTTAACTGATATTAAGGGTTTTGGAAAATCAGCATACGAAAAACTATTATCTATATTAAAAAATAGTTCTCTAAATATAGAAGATTATTCATGGATGGATTTATTATTTGTTTTGAATAAGATAAATTCTACAGCGAGCAAAGCACTTATACAATCAGGATCACTAGATCATCTTGGTTTAACAAGAAATCAGATGTTATTTGAATATAACATATTAACACAATTGACTAATAAAGAGTGCGAAACATTACAAAAATCTTATAATACTAAATCTACATTAATTAAAAATTTAGCAGTTGTACTCGTTGGTAAGATTACAGCGAAACGCAAAAGTGTCGTAGAACAGTTGTCTTATAGTTTACTACATCCACCATACTCATTAGATGATTCTATAGAATGGATAGCAGACACAGAGAATATGCTTTTGGGTTATTCTATTAGCTGTTCTAAAATTGATATGTATGATATTAGTATGGTTACGTGTTCTTGCAAAGATTTTAAAAACGGCTATTCAGCTAATAATATTATGCTTGCTGGAGAAGTAGAAAATATCAGGGTAGTAAAAACTAAAAAAGGAAAAGATGTTGGAGCAGAAATGGCATTTGTTTCTGTTAACGATGGTACGGCAGTAGTTGATTCGATTGTTTACTTTCCAGAAACATATAAACAATATAGAAATCAATTATTCGTTGGTAATATTTTGATTATAAAAGGATCAAAGTCAAAAAACAAAGATGGTCTGGTTGCTGAAAAGACTTATATTCCAAAACCTTGACCGTGTGGAAACAAATCTTATAATAGTGTGTTGAGTTTGGTTATTTACTTTTATTTAAAGGAGATGATATGAATATTACGTTATTGCGTGGTAATTTAACTAGGGATCCAGAGCTAAGGAAGTTAGAGAATGGAGACAAAAAAGTTTCTGTTGTTAATTTTACAGTTGCTGTTTCTAGAGAGTATACCAAAGCTTCTGGCGAAAAGGACAAGGTAACAACATTTATCAATTGTGAAGCATGGGATTCTGGTGCTGAGATTATAGCCGAATCATTTAAGAAGGGTGATTTAGTCATGGTCGAGGGATCATTAAGAAATGATAGCTGGGAAAAAGATGGAGTTAAACACAGCACTCTTCGTGTGCGAGTTAATAATTTCTCCAAGATTACAAAGTTATCAAAGAAGTCTTCGGAAAAGGAACCCGTGGCATTCTGATAACATAACATTAAAGGCGAAAGAACAGGGGATCTAAGGTCCCCTGATTCTTTTGTCACACCAATCACACAATATGCATCAAAAACCTAAAATACTAGTTTGTTCTGAATCTTCCAAAGTATCCTCCGGTTTCGGAGTATATAATAAATATCTTTTAGAGGGCCTATATAATACTGGAAACTACGAAGTAGCAGAATTTGCTTCATATGGACTGATAGGAGACAAAGAAAGATTTAATATTCCTTGGAAATACTATCCTAACGGTATACAGAATGTAGATCCTAGACAAAACCAATTTGCACAAAGCCAAGAAAATCATTTTGGTAAATGGAGATTTGATAGAGTAGTATTAGATTTTCAGCCTGATATAGTAATAGATGTCAGAGACTATTGGATGAGCGCTTATCAACAAAAGTCTCCATTAAGAAAATATTTTCACTGGATACTAATGCCGACAATAGACTCTTCTCCTCAACAAGACGAATGGCTTGATACATACATCAATGCGGACGCTATTTTCACATATTCTGATTGGGGTAGAGATGTTTTATTAGACCAGACATCTAAAAATATTAATTTCATTGATGTTGCCTCTCCATGTGCCGATCTATCTATGTTTAAATATGATCCTAATAAAGATTCTATTAAACAAGCACTCGGTCTAGATGTCAACGCTGTAGTTCTGGGAACGGTGATGAGAAATCAAAAAAGAAAATTATTTCCAGAACTCATACAAACATTTGAAAATATAGTAGAAGAATCTATAAAAAATAATTATGTTTTCAAAGATAATCTAATATTATATTTACATACGAGCTATCCGGATGCTGGATGGGACATTCCTAATCTGATCAAAAATTCTAAAGTTAGCAATAGAATATTCTTTACATATAATTGCAAAAAATGTGGTAAAGTATTTGCTTCAAATTTTAGTGGAGTGGTTCAGCAATGTAGTTCTTGTGGAACAAAATCTGCTACAATTCCTAATGTGAGTAATGGTGTTAATACCAGTGTATTATCAAAAATAATGAATGTTTTTGATTTATACATTCAATACTCTATCTGCGAAGGATTCGGTATGCCTCAAATTGAAGCTGCTGCTTGTGGTGTTCCTATTTTAACCATGAACTATAGCGCTATGACAGACATAATTAATAATATAAATGCCGAGCCTATTAATATAGGAACTTATTTTAAAGAATTAGAAACCTCAGCAATAAGAACATATCCAGACCACAAAGATACTGCTACTAAGGTTATCTCTTTACTGAATATGCCAAATCAACTGAGACAAAGAAAAGGTTTTTACAGTAGTGAAATAGTTAAACAAAAATATAGTTGGCAACATACTGTAGAAAAATGGATCAAATATATAGATAGTATAGATTACAAAAAATATCAAAAAAAATGGGAATCAAAAGCTGAAATCATCCCATTACTAGATATAAATTCATTACCAGCAACCAATAATGTTTATGCTACGATATACATGCTTCAAGAACAGTATCTAAGTAAACTTGGACTTTCAATGAATGACTATTGGCTTTTAAGACAAATACAAATGGCGCAGGACGGTCATTTTACGTCTGGTCCAGAAATAAAACCATACAGTCTTAACGATTTAATCCAAAATCTTAATACGATGATTAATAACCATAATAATGCTGAAACAGCCAGAACAAATCCTAATATTTTAAAATCAGAAGATTACATAGATTATGCTAATAGAAAATAAAAATATACTTTACATAGGTCCATACAGACAAAATGATGGTTGGGGACAAGCAGCTAAAGACTATATATTATCTATTAATGAAACAAAGAATAACATTCATTGTCAACCAATATACATGTCTAATAGTATTGATACTGATATAGACACAAAAATAAAACATCTAGAAAATAATCAATTATCACAATATGATATTGTTATACAAAATGTTTTACCAATGATGATGACCAAAACTCATCTATATAATATAGGATTACTATTTGTTGAAAATCAAAACTTCTCATCAACATCTATACATAATCTAAACCTGATGGATGAAATCTGGGTAAGTTCTAGTATAGAAAAACAAAGTTTAGTAGATGGTGGAGTAAATGTTCCAATAAAAATTATTGGTCATGCTTTAGAAATACAAAAAAATAAGAAAACTATTTTTTCAGATGCTATTGATGATTATTATAAATTTTATTTTATTGGTGAATATATACAAAGAAAAAACATAAAAGATCTTATTATAGCATTTCATTTAGAGTTTGATATCACAGAACCAGTTAGTCTTGTTCTTAAACTGTCTGGATCTGGAGATAATTTCCATGAAACAGTGCAAAAAAATCTTCAAAATATAAAATTTAGATTAAGAACCAAAAAATATTTTCATAATGAGATATTAATCACTAATAGGCTTGCAGAAGATCAAATGAGCAGTTTACATAACAGTTGCGATTGTTTTGTGATTACATCATATGGTGAAGCTTTTTGCAGACCAGCAGCAGAAGCTTTGTGTCATGGGAATTATTTAATATCATCATCTAATATCGGCATACTAGATTATGTTAAAGAAGAAGATATGAATGTAGTAGACTGTTATCCTAGTCCAGTAATTTTAGATAATCCGGAGACTATGGCGCACTTAGATATTTATAACGGTAATGAAATTTGGTATATGCCTAATATTCTTGATTTAAGAAAAAAAATGAGATCGGCATTTGAAAACAGAAAGAAAAATAAAAATAGCAATTTTTATACCAAAGAGTTTTCATACAAAAATATAGGACAAAAAATATGTTTACCTACGGCATAAGGAATATTGTTCACAAACATGCTGTTGACAATATCAATGTATTATACTACCCTGCTAACGATCTTATAGATGATATTATAACAGACTGGGATGCTAATTTTTTTATCTACATAGATTTGATGAATAACAAAATTAATAAAAATAATGTAGCCTATATAAATGACGCGTCTCTATTTGAGTATGATTTTATCTTATGTTATAACATAACCAGTGCAATTTTAGATATTTCTACTAAACTTCATATTCCGATAATAACATATCTTAGATACGGATCATACGACGACTCAAAAATACCAGACCAAAAAAATATTTACTATATAGTTGAACATCATGGTCAATCAGAACAGGAAAAGTTGTTAGCTATAACTCCAACAATCAATAAAAACGCTATAAATAACGATAATAATATATGTTTATTTATCAATAATAGTAACGACTATGGAAACTTGATACAGGTTTTGAGTTCAAAAATAAAAAATTTATCTATTATTGATGAACAAAAGATTAATCAAAATGCTATGTTAGAGATTTTAAATAAACATAAAATTTGTATAGATCTATATCCACAAAGTATTTATAAAATGTTATTTTGTGCTACAAATAATTTACCATATATAACAATATCAAATGAAATGACAAATAAATATACAAAAATTTATGATGGAATATTTTTTATGGAACAAAATCTTGATGGACTATTGGATCTTTTTAATAGATTACTGGCGAGTAATGTTTCGTATAAAAATAATCTATCAAAGCAAAATATTTTTAAAGATCAACTAAAACCATTTATACAAAAAATAAAAAGAAAAGGAATGATATTATGATCAATATGACACAGATATATAATCCTAGTCATAAAACTACAAATGTAGAATTTAATTCTAAGATTAGTGTCAATGAATTAAATACTGTTCCAAATGGTTCATTAGAAAATATATATTGCGATATTTTAGATACACTAGAAATATCAAAAAGAATATTAATTCAAAATGATATACTCAAAAAAATTATGATAGGAGGATCCATACATATAAAAATGCTCAATGTATTATTACTATCAAAAGCTATTATTAAAGGAGATATTGCTTTGGATGATCTCAATAATATATTACAAAGTACTTTATCTGTGATCGATCAGAACTATTTAGACGAATGGATTTTTCAAAACTCTAATTACGTTGTGGAAAAAATAGATATTAGCGTTCTTCATACTACTGTGGTAATCAAAAGAATACGGTAATCAATATGATAACAAATACAAAGTGCGATAAATGTATTTTTAAAATTTCTGAAAATTCTAAGCAAACAGGATGCAGGCTTGAAATAGATAAAATAATAAGTCAAAATTATCCTGGCTTATACGATTCTAATAATATAGATAAATCACAAGATTCATGGATATTAAAAAATTTCAAATGCACATATGCTAGAACACATCAATGGCTTGAAACGCTAAAAAATTTAACAAATGAAGATCCGTTGAATAAAGTTATTACAGATAGTGTAATCCCCTACTATGTAGTGATTATATTAAATAATAATTCGGACGATCTTGATGATATATTAGAAGATTTATCAAATAATCAAAATTATTGGCCAACATTTATATCGTTTATTTTAACAGACAAATCCTCGTATAAACCAAAAGAATGCATAAAACTTTTAGAGCAATATAATTTACCAAAATGGAAAGTTCATTATATAACCGATAACGAATTTACTATAAGTGAAATGATTGATATGTGTCTTGATACAAACCTATCTAATACGCAGTCTAGTTTTATATTTATAAAGTATGCCGATACTGTATACAAAAAAGATACCATGAAAAGAACAAACGAAATTATAAATCACTGTATCGGAAAAAAAGTTATTTTGTTTACAGATAATTTTTTAGATGGTTTTGTTGTTGATAAATCTTTGTATATAAATATGAATAAACAAATAGGTTTAGTATACGATTATGTTATAAATGACGAAGAAACACATAATCGTATACTAAACCTATTTGTTTATTCATATTT